GTTGTAGCGTTTGAAGATCAAAGTAACAGTAATTATTCATCAGCCTCTGTGGGAACTATAAGTGGAACAAATATAACTTTTGGCTCTAGTTCTGTAATTCTTAACGGTGTTCCACAAAGTTATTTCAACCACAGCATAGTTTACGATAGTAATCAAAATAAAAGTATGTATTTTTTGAGAGATGCAATTGATGGAGACACTGGTAAAATATACACAGGCACAGTGTCTGGTACAACAATTACTTTTGTTTTTGAAATTAATTTTAACGCTGATGCTGATGTTGCTAACGTTACAGCAACGTATGACTCCACTGCTCAAAAAATTGGATTAATGTATACGGATGCTGACAATTCTAACTATGGAACAGGTGTAGTTTACATTCCATCGGGAGCAACAGCACCTTTTGTTATCGGCTCAACATACTACGTCCAAAATGACGGAAATCTTTCTACCACATCAAGCACTGTCACAGCAGGTAAAGCCATTTCAACCACCCAACTAATACTGAATGGAGCATCATAATGAAAACTATTGTAGAAAATGTAACAAATTTGAGTAAATTTCTTTTTGAGGATGACAAACGAGTTGTCATGTTGGCAGATAGAATTGATGTTGGCCCAGAAGAAAAACTAGATTTTATTGTAGGATGTCATTCAACAAGTGATTGCACTTTATATGAAAACATTACTGGCCCTGAAGAAGAGTGGTACGGAAACAAATGGTTTTACGATGGTGCTACTTGGACCCTTAACCCAGATTGGGTTGACCCAAGAGAAGAGAGTTCTGAGTAAGGATTAAGCCATGAGCTATACGATGACATACGATAGCTTGTTGGTGGATATACGCAGGTATTTAGAGCGTGGGTTCACACAAGCTAGTGATCAAATAGTTTTTGACCAACTGCCACGTTTAATTACGTTGGCAGAAAGACGTATAGCTCGTGAACTTAAAATCGAAGGTTTTATACGAGCAATAACAACGCCTTTGTCTAAAGGTGTTTCGACTTACTTAAAGCCAGATAGATGGCGTGATACTATTTCTATGACCGTTGCTGGAACGCCAATACAAACAAGATCATATGAGTATGTTCGTAATTACTGGCCTAATGAACAAGACGAAGGTGTACCACAATTTTACGCTGACTATGACTACGCTAATTGGTTGATTGCTCCGACACCAAACCAAGCAACGAATGGAGTTGCATTAGAAATACTTTACTACGAACAACCAGCACTGCTAGGTCCAAACTTGCAAAGCAATTGGCTTACAGAATATGCACCGGAGTTGGTGTTGTATGCTTCGTTACTTGAGGCAACCCCATTTTTGAAAAATGATGAAAGAGTACAACTGTGGCAAGGTCTTTATGACAGATGTGCTCAAGCATTTAACGGTCAAGACTTAGGAAGAATACTTGATCGTGCGGCTCAAAGGAGTGAAGCATAATGCCTATTTATCAAGATGTTTTTGGCGGTGCTAACATTTACCCCAGTGAAATTAGTTATAGCACTCAAAATTTATCGGCTGATGTTACCCTAAGTTGGCCCGAAGAAACTTCAACTAATACAAATTTAGCTACCCGAATAATTGACGTAACACAAGCAGCAGCGTCACCAACTTTTAGCATTATTGTTCCAGACGCTCAAAAAAGTGGTACGGGTAATACAATACTATTTAACAACATAGGTGCTCACACGTTTCTTGTAAAAAATGCTGGTGGCGTGCAAATAGGATCAGTTGCAGCTGGTCAAGTGTGGCAACTTTATTTAACTAATAACAGCACTGCAAATGGAGACTGGGTATTCCTTCAGTATGGTGCAACAACATCAACTGCTAATGCATCATCGTTAGCAGGTACAGGCATAGTTGCTATTGGCACAGTCTTATCGCAGTCCGTGCCAGTAACCACGTTTAATACCAACTTTACGAGTGGTGTGGATGACCGAGCCAAGATGTTTAATTACACAGGGGCTGGTGGCACTTACACATTGCCTGACCCAATCACAGGCGGTGACAACTGGTTTTTATATTTAAGAAACTCTGGATCGGGCGCGATCACGGCAACGCCTCCGGGAGCAGTGACAATTGATGGGGCAGCTAACTTACCGTTCCAACCGGGAGAGTCAGCTATTATCGTAACCGATGGGGCTAACTTCTTTACCATCGGCTTTGGACAAAGCGCGACTTTTGCTTTCGACTACACTACTATCAGCATTGCAGGGCAAGGTGACATTACGCTCAGTGGTACAGAGCTAAACAGGGTTGCTTATAAATTCACCGGAGCATTAACAGGTGCAAGAAATGTAATTATACCAGCCACCGTACAACAATATTGGATCGACAATAGTACCACTGGTTCTTACATTTTAACTGTAAAAGTGTCAGGTCAAACAGGGGTTACAATTGGACAAAACACAAGGGGTATTTTTTATTGTGACGGAACTGACTTAGTCGATGCTGATACATCAACCATATCTTTTCCTCTTGCTATCTCACAGGGTGGAACCGGAGCTACAACGGCAGGTGGTGCTCTTATCAATTTAGGTGGTGGTTCTACAGGTATAAGCGTTTTTACCTCTAGTACGCAAGGCGATGCATGGACTGCAATAGGTTATCCCAATCAATTTAATGGTGGAACGTTCTAGGAATGGCAGAGCAAACCACAATACTTGTTTCGGAACCCGGAATAAAACGGGACGGAACAAAGTTTGAAGGTAACAATTATGTTGATGGTCAGTGGGTCCGTTGGCAACGTGGACTGCCACGAAAAATTGCGGGATATAAAACTACTTTAAAAACATTAGCAGAGATTAGCCGTGGATTTATTACATTTAGTCAACAGTTACTCGTCTATTGTCATTCTGGTGGTGCTACTTCTCTCGAAAGATTCACCCTAGATGAAAACGGAAACAGTTCTATTGTAAGCACGCGAACGCCAGTTGCAGCTGCGGCGTATGGCACCGTTACACTTGCAGGTGCCAGTGGTGCTGTAGATATGATAGCTGTAAATGGTGTGGACATCATGTCGGGGTCCGTACCTTTCAACACGGATATAAACCAGACAGCCACAGACGTTGCTTCGAATATTACAGCGTTTACAAGCACGCCAAATTATACAGCCAGTGCAGTTGGAGCTACGATTACAATTACATCTGTTGCAACTGGGGATCAGGTAAACGGATATATTATTACAAATACTCTAACGACTTTGACATCGACTATCGTAAATATGAAATATGGTTCAGATGCAATTCTAGCCAACGCTAACAACTTTTGGATGTTTGATTTTCAATACGAATCAAGTAGCAATCAAAATTATATTTTGGCATCAGTATCACCCAATATGGATTGCATCTGTAATGACCAAGACGGTCAAATATTTTTTGGTGATGTGCTCGGTACTACTCCCCTACAAAGTATTTCACTTCCAGCAAATACCAACGCTACAGGTGGGATCGTTTCCTTACACCCATATTTATTCTACTACGGAACGGACGGTATCATTGGTTGGTCAGCACCCGGAGAACCTACAGACTTAACCGGAACAGGTAGCGGAAACGCTAGGGTTTGGGGTCAGAAAATAATAAAAGGGTTACCATTGCGTGCAGGTTCTGGAACAGCACCAGCTGGAATATTCTGGGCATTTGATGCTGTCATTCGTAGCACGTTTGTCGGTGGGTCAGCCATATTTCAATTTGATATTGTAGCTACCGGAACATCAATTCTTAGTCCGTTCTGTCCTATCGACTACGATGGCGTATTTTATTGGATTGGGACGGATCGATTCTATTTATTCAACGGTGTGGTTAGAGAGGTTCCCAACAATCTCAATTTAAATTTTTTCTTTGACGGCCTGAACCGTGACCATGCGAGTAAATGTTTTGCATACAAAGTTCCACGATATGGTGAAATATGGTGGGCATATCCACGGGGTACAGCTACGGAATGCACGCACGCTGTAGTATACAACGTCCGAGAAGATACTTGGTATGATACAGAACTGCCAAATGGTGGACGTTCGGCTGGTCAGTTTAACAACTCGTTTGCAGCCCCAATACTTACAGGCATTGTGCAAGCAACAACAGCTTCAGGAACTGGTTACAAAGTTTGGCAACATGAGTTCGGTATGGACGAGATTGATGGTCCTGATATTGCTCCAATATTATCATTTTTTGAAACATCAGACTTATCGACTTTGACTCAAGGGGGTGACAGGTATTTACGAATAACAACGATTGAACCTGACTTTGTCCAAAGTGGAGATATGACAGTAACTGTAACCGGAAGAGCTAATGCCAGAGCACCGGAAGTTGTAGGAACAACATTTACGTTTCCTGCTGAGGCTACACAACCCTACGAACAAATTGTAATGTTAAAAGAACAACGAAGAGAGTTACGAGTAAAGTTTGAATCAAACGCTTTATATGGTGATTATCAGATGGGGCAGATAATAGCTCACCTTGGTGTGGGTGACGGAACGGATCTAGGATAATGGCGTTAAGTGTTACATTGCCAGTAGGTATTGGTCTTAAAGATTGGGCCAACTGTTTGATCACTGACTTTATTGCCTTTGGTGCATTTGATCCATTAGATGATGAAACAAAGTGGCAAGATTGGGGTACACAATTTTTAAACGCCACAAATTTAATTGAGGATTTTCCTGATCCTTATATGTATGACGATTGGAGAAAGTGGGCAGAGCGATTTGTCCAGACAACATTATGAGATTTATTGGCTTCGAAAGAGAAATTGATGCAGAGAAATGGGCTAGACCTTTACTGGGTTTAAAGAACGAGCCTGAGTTTTTCCGTGCAATGTCGGCAGTCGATGAGAAAGATGATTTTGTTTGCACTGCTATTTTCAATAATTTTACTAGCCGAAACATTGACGTTTGTTTTGCATCTCGTGGGGGTAATTGGGCATCTCCAAAAGAAACATTAAAAATGTTTAATTGTATTTTTGCTTACATATTTAAAATACACGAGGCATCACGAGCGACAGCTTTAATTGGTCACACTAATGAAAAATCAAAACGATTTGTTAAACAGTTAGGTTTTCAACATGAAGGTACGATGAGACAAGCCTACGATGACAACGAAGATTTAGAAGTATATGGTCTTTTAAAAAACGAATATAATACGCACAAGTGGTGTAATGTGAGGACTGCGCGATGAGTATGAAAGAACAAATTCTATCGATTGCAATGCAAGACCCACGTTTTCAAGAAACAATCACGGTTGTTGAACAACAACTGTCAGGTACAAATATTGTAGCCGAGGATTTATCTGAAGCAATACAAATGCTTGAGTATGTAGTCCAGAACCCGAATACATATCAAGAAGTCCGTATGGCGGCTATTAAAGACGGTCTAATCGATGAGGATATGTTTCCCCCACAATATGACGAAGTGCTCATTATCAGCCTTCTCGTGGTCTTGTACGGTATGCAAGACAGACTCTCACAACAAGGTTATGCACGGGGTGGACTAAAAGTTTCTGGTAAACAGTTAGCTCATCGAGGTCAAGGTGGTGACAGACACTTAGCTCACATCAATGACCGTGAAGCTGAGGTTCTTCGTAGGATGGGTGGTCAGGGAACTGTCAATCCAAACACCGGATTAAGAGAATATAAAGGTCTGAAAAATATTCTCAAAATAGCACTGCCAATAGCATTAACTTTCGTAGCAGGTCCAATGGGTACTGCTTTAGGCACATCGTTAGTTGGAAGTACTGCTCTTGCTAGTTATGCACCAATAATTGGTGGAGCACTAGTTGGAGCAGGTAGTTCGGCATTGCAAGGACTAGTTAGTGGTCAAGGATTAGACCTCAAAAACATAGGACTTGGGGCTGTATCCGGTGGAATCGGTGGACTTGCTCCCGGAATAACAGATAGTTTAGCTCAACAATTTCCTAATCTAAGTGAAGGAGCTATTAGAGCCATTGCTGGTGGTACAGCTGGAGCTTTAGGCTCGGCTGCTACAGGTTCTGATCTTTCAGAAGGTATAGTTAGAGGTGCAATAGGACAGTATGCAATGCCTGCCGTTCAAGATTTTACACAAAATGCAAGCACGGCTGTTACTAATTTTCTGAAAAACAACTTAGGTGTGCAAGCTGCAGCTACACCAACAGGTGGGGGTGGTGGTACAATGAAGCCAAGTCTGAGTGAAGCTGCTAGTAATTTAAGCTCGGCTGAGGCAACGCCACCTTTTGAATCTGCAATGGTTGGAAATGTTGAAAGACTTTATGGTGCAGACGTTGTAACACCAAAATTAACAGATGCTAATATATCGGGAGCAATGTATGGACCAAACTTACTGTCGGCTGAGGCACAAAATCCTGTAGGTAATATTCAAACCGATGATGTAAATATTGCAGATGAGTTTACGTTTCCAACCGATAGGACTAATCCACTAGCTACTCAACCGAGGATGCCCGTTGATATTGGCAGTAACGTTGATCCGTATAACACCGATGCAGATCTAGGAAATAATCAAGGAATTTTAAGTAACTTGTTACCAAAAGACATTGCAAAATTACTTCCTGAAGCATCGTTAAGTAATATAGCACTAGGGGGATTAGCTTTAGCTGCAATTAGTGGACTTAGTGAACAAGATCAAATGGCTATTTCTCAAGCAGAATCCGGTGGGATATTTGACCAAACTACGAGTCAATATGACTTTGTAAAAATGAGAGGCGAGGCCAATCAACGTGGCATGACTCTGGGGCAGTTTTTAGGAAGCCCATTCTTCAGAAATGATCAAAGTAAATATTACTTAAATGACACAATGATGGCGGCACGAGGGGGCATTATGGATGCTCCGGGTTACGTCAATGGTCCCGGTAATGGAAGGGATGATGTGATAAATGCTAGGTTGTCAGATGGAGAATATGTTATAGATGCAGAAAGTGTCTCCATGTTGGGTGATGGGAGTAATGCCGCGGGAGCCGAAATGTTAGACGATATGCGTAAAAAACTTAGAATGCATAAGGGTAAAGAATTAGCAAAAGGTGAGTTTAGTCCGGATGCAAAATCACCCTTAGAATATATGAGAAGGAGTGCTTAACATGACAAGTTTATTTCAGGGAGCACCACAGTCTGCAACGTCTTACACAACATCTACCACAGAAACACCGAAGTGGATGCAAGATGCTATTTTCAATCAGATACAAATATCAACAAATTTAGCAAATCGTCCGTTCGAAAGTTATGACTTACCAACGATTGCTCAGTTGTCACCACTCCAACAACAAGCCTATCAGCAAGTGCAATCTGCACAAGGTGCTTACCAACCGGACCTCGATGCATCGGCAGCTGGTATCCGTGCTTTAGCAGGGTTGAGTCCACTGGCAGGTACAGACCCTAATATTATACCGACTAATACTGGAACTGGTCTGTCAAAGGCATCAACTTATTTTACCAAAGCTGCGGAAGACACTCCAACGAACGTATCCAGTTATTACAATCCATATCAACAACAAGTTATGGATGAACTTGCAAAGCAAGGTGCTCGAAATTTACAAGAAAATTTATTACCGGGTGTAAGTGATGCTTTCATTAGGGCAGGTCAATTTGGTTCAAGTCGCATGGGTGATTTTGGAACTAGGGCTGTTAGAGACACACAAGAAGCTATATTAGCTCAACAAGCAGAATTAGCAAACACGGGTTATGCTCAGGCAATGGCAAACAGAGCAACAGATTTAACGAGGCAAGCTAACTTGGGGCAAACAGTTGCTGGTATTCAACAAAGCGATGTCGCACGTCAAATGGGCGCATTAAGTGACCTAGCAAACTTAGGAGCACAACGTCAGGCGTTAGGATATACAGATACCGCAGCACTTGAGGCAGCAGGTGCAGGTCAGCAACAGCAAATGCAACGTGAACTTACAGCAGCTGAAAAACAATTTTTGGATCAACAAAATTTTCCACGAGAGCAAGCTGATTTTCTATCTAGCCAAATTAGAGGGTTGGCTCCGGTTGCCCCTAAACGAACAACATCTCAAGGGCAATCACAAGGGCAAACATATTCACCGTCACCACTGTCACAGATAGCCGCAGGCCTTGCTACTTATAAAGGTTTACAAAATTTAGCTGGTAATACAAATTAAGGGTAGTCAAACATGGGTTACGAACTTAATAAACTAATGATGCAATATGGGTTGGCTACACCTACGATGCTTTCCTATGAGGGAGAACGTGGTCCTGATGTAGAAACCATTAACGAAGAAACCGGAGAGGTAACAACAACTCCGGGTGAGATTACTTTTGACCCAGCCAAACAAGCTGCATTCGATCAATATCAGAAAGAGTACCAATTCCGTTTGAATAACGCTCCGATGTACGCAGGCTCCCAATACCGTACAAGACCTGCACAACAACAGCCTCAAACTTATGAGGATATGTTTACAATGTATTTAGGTAGACCGATGGGAGATGGAGAACGAAATAGGTTTCCGTCAACAACTGGTCCACTTAGCGATGCCCAAAGAAATGAATTTTTAAGAATTTATGAACCCGAATTTGCTGACTTAGGAATCAACAATACTGGTAATCAATTGGTCATGGATCAAATTGGCAACTATTACGGTAATATCTTACGGAATCCAAATTTCGCCGGTACCCCTCCAACTCCTGTTGATCGATCAGCACCGTTTATAGAAAGAAATCCTACTGTTGTTAATCCTAATCCACCGTCTTCTGGCCCTTTTATTACGACAGACGAAGGATATGAAAACGCAGTAATAGATGGTGAAGTGCAACAATCATTTCTCGATTTCGCTGCACAACAAGACCAAAACCTTGCTAATATTGCAAACCCACTGCCAGACGAAACCATATTGACAATAGAAGACGCACGCAATCTAGATCCATTCGCTGAAAGCAGCGTCAGAGGTGTACCAGCATACGGTGCATACCTTGGTAAAAATTTAGATGTCCTCGATGACATTATGAATCAACCGGGCTACTTAGCATTTAATATTCCACAATATACTCCTGAGCGGGGTTTTGGTGGATTTGTGCCCGGATCGCCAGAAGATGAAGCAGTAAAACAATATGTAGCTAAAGCAGCCAAAGATCATTTTGTTAACCACGGATTTCAAGAGGGAAGAAAATTCTACAAAAAAGGTGGTGAGGTTAAAGGTTTTCAAGAAGGCGGTGGAGATACTACGGGCCTTAGTGAATTAATAATACAACAACAAGTAGGTGGGGGGCCACAGACCGCAGCACAAGCTATGGGAGAAACATCAACGGCTGGTATTGGTGGTACAAACAATAATCAACAACAAACAAGTAATCCTGATTTACAAGATGAAATGATTAACACGCTTATTGCTGCAGCTCCACCAGTTGAGAAACTATATGGTCAAACTATGGCCGCGTCAAAAGGATTTACTGACGCTCAACTCAATTTTAATACAACAGTTGAAGACATTATATCTGCAAGACAGGAAGGTCCGGACAAAGCAGAATTATACTTTAAATTAGCTGCTGCATTTGCACAACCAACCAAAACTCAAAGTTTTGGGTTTTTAGAAAATGTTCCAACCGTCTTGGCTGACTTTGCAAAAGATACTCGTGACGCAAGGAACAAAGGACAACAGATGGAAATAACTTTGGCAAAGTCCAAATTAGCACAGGCCAAATCAAAGTATGACGCATTACAAAATAAACGAACTACACAAGGCGAAAACTATCGAAAATACATGATGGACCTTTATAAAATTATCGCTGAAAAAGATAAAGAAGCAGCTGATAGACTTTTAAAACGACAAAAATTTGAGTTCGATAAAAAGACTTTACCACCAGAAATTATAAAAATTAAAAAGGCTGATGAAGAAGGCTTAAAAGATTTAACCGAGGGTTTAAGCGAACTACGAAAAGGTTTAAAATTTAACAAAAAAGCTGGTGCGTCTGACTCAGCAACTATGTATAGAATTAGACTTGACGAAGGAACGGGAAATTTATCACCTAAAGACAGAAACACCTTATTAGTTATGAATATCATTGGGGCGTTTGCGGTCAAACAATTAAAGAATACTTTCGGAGCGCAATTGTCAGATGGTGAACGTAAAGCGTTTTTCTCTTTGATGGGAGCTGGCGAATATCCGGACGCTAAAATGCGAGAAATGATTATTGGTAGACTTATTAATCAAACCATCAAAACTATCAATCAAAAAAGAGAGCGTTTAGGACGGATTAATGCAGGCACTTATCAAACTACTGCTGATGATTTAACTCTCGGTCGGGGTGCGGAACTAACAGAAGAAGAACAACAAATTTTATCGGTGGATTAATTATGGCTAGACAACCTGAACGTTCGCAATTTGATAAAGGATTTTACCGATACGCTTTAGGGCAAGGTATAGGTTTTGGTCAGGGTGATGAAGCCGAGGCTTATTTACGATCTAAGATAAGTGGTCGGCCTTACGAAGAATCGTTAGACAGAGTAAGAAGAGAAATGGCTAATTATCAAAAGCAATATCCCAGAACATCTAGTATAGCTGAATTTGGGGGTGCTTTAACTCCATCTGTTTTGTTAGCATTAACAGGTGTCGGTGCTGGCCCTGCTGCGGTTAACACTTTAAAAAACGTAGGTACATTGCAAAGGGTACTCCGAGGTCCGGGTGGTTTTGGTGGTAAAGTAATGCGAACTGGAAAGCGAGCGGCATTGGGTGGCAGTGGTGGATATATCGGTGGTGACATAGCCGGTGCTGGTTATTCAGAGGCACCGTACAGAAGCCCCCAATTTGAAGCAGATCGAAAACAAGCAAGAGAAACAGGTGCATTATTTGGTGGAATTACAACACCAATTTTTGAACCTGCTTTAAGGTCAATAGGAAGGTTTTTAAAACGCAAATTTGGTTCTGGAAAAACAGTAGACGAAGTAGTTGGAGATGAATTATCCATTGCGACAGGTGGGCCATCAGGTGCCAGAGCTGCAAGGGATGAAGTTGTAGAAGCACAAGAGTTAGATATTCCTATGGTGCCAATGGGAGTAAATCCAGATTTATTAACTTTAGCTGAGGTAGTTAAAGGAAAAGGTGGAGAACCCGGTAGACGCATACAAGAAAGTGCAGAATCTATTACTGGGGGTTCACAAAAACGAATTGAGGGTAAGGTAGGCGAGGCATCACCTTATTCTGGACAGACATATATACAAACCGTTGATGCAATTGCTGACTCACGAACAGCGCAATCAGGGCCAATATATGAAAAAGCGTTTTATGAGTTAGATGTTCAAGGCAATCCAGTAATGGTGAATGGTCGCAAAAAAGAGATTATGCTAACCGATGGGCAAGAAGGATATGAAGAAATTACAGGATATTTGCAACGTCCGGCTTTTCAAAACGGTTTAAGAAACGCAATAAAAATAGCAAAAGAAAAAGGTTTAGATAACGAGGTCGTTGATTTAACGACATTGCTTACTAGATTAAGCCAAGGGGAAACCCCTCCGATTTCTTTAGCTCTTTTAAATAAAATAAAAAGAGGAGTGGACGATGTAGTTCTACGTTCCTATAAAGACGGCAAACCCACAGACCTTACCAGAGTTATCCGAGAAGAAAAAAATAAGTTTCTAGATAGTTTAGATAATTTGTTTCCTGAATATGGCAATGCAAGAAGAATATACAGCGACAAAAGCGCAATGCTAAATGCTGGCGAAGAAATGCAAAAAAGATGGAACAAGATGAAACCTGAAGAGGTACAAAAATTTCTTGATGGTTTGAAAAGCGAGGCTGAAAGAGATACTGCTAAAATGGCCGCGGTTGATATTTTGCAAAACAAGATTTTAGACCCTGTAGCTGGCCGTGACTTTGCACAAATGTTAGGTGGCAATGAAAAAGGCGGTGCAAATATAAGAAGTAAAATTCGTATGCTTTTTGGTAATGATTTTATCAAAGCTGATAATTTCGAAAAAGCAATGATGCTCGAAACTGAACTTTATCGTAGAATAAATGGATTAAGTAAGGCAACGAACGAAGTTAAAGAGGCCACTGTGCAATACGACAAACGAACTGCTTCTAATTCTAATGCTGGTGGTATTATTTTTGGTGATGACGGTTTAGTAAGAAAAATGGCTAGACTTTTTATGGGGAGCACTGAATCCGATGAGTTTCAGGATCAAGTATCTTTAAAAATTTCAGAGCTTTTAAGCGATGGATCACCAGAAAGCATAGCTACTGTAGTTAAATTAGTTGATAAAGCGTCAGAAAAAATCGGTAGGAAAGTTGCCCAAGATATGATCCAACCTTTTGGAGTTGGAGCTGCAACTGCAAACGTAACAGAAGCTCCAAACTATCGATATTTAGAATACGAGGAATAAAGTAATGGGGAAATTATTTGATAAAATGCAAACGTGGGTAGGTAAGCAACCTGTTATAATTCAATTAGGTATACTATTTGTAAGCCTTTTTTTAGTCATTGGTCTACTTATCGGAGCTTTTAACGGAGCTTAATTATGTTAACGATTATCGGAAGTTTAATTGGATTCGGCAGCAGTTTCCTGCCAAGTATCTTAGATTTCTTTAAAGAGAAAGAAAGTAATAGGCACGAGTTAGCCTTGATGGATAAACAAGCCGAATTGACCAGAATTACGGCTGAGTTTGAACGTGACAAGGCAGAGGTGCAAGCTCTATCGGCTGAGACAGTTGCCTTGTATCAGCAAGCCAGCACGGAGAAAAATGATGGGTGGGTTGGTGCGTATCGAGCTAGTGTAAGACCGACAATTAGTTATTTATTCCTGTTATTTTATATTGGAATAAAATCATTTTCTTTGTATGGAATGATTCAATACGAAGGAATGATGATAAAAGATGCGCTGCCATTGATATGGTCACCAGAAGTAGACTCACCTATCCTAGCCAGCATCATTTCATTTTATTTCGGCAGTAGGATGTTCAGGAAGTAAGCTATGGAAGGAATAAGTATTACGGAATGGATCAATGTCTTCCTTGGAGTTTTTGCCGTGTTGGGATCAATCGTGTTTGCTCTTGTGAGAAATCACGTTTTATTAGCAGAGGCTCAAAAGAAAATTGAAGTGTTATTTACGTTAGTCAATTCTTTACGAGATCGTATAAACAATGGAAGGGATAAGTAATGGCTCCCACAAAAAAGAGCACAGTCAATGCGTCTAAGAATTATACGAAACCCGGACTTCGAAAAAGAATATTTAATTCAGTTAAAGCCAGTGGAAAAGGTGGTAAACCCGGTCAATGGTCAGCACGCAAGGCTCAAATGGTTGCCAAGAAATATAAAGATGCAGGTGGGGGATACAAATCCTGATGGGAAAAACACCTAGACAAAAAAGCCTTACCAACTGGGGCAAACAGAAATGGCGTACTAAAAGCGGTAAACCGTCCACTCAGGGT